TATCTTGAACTACTGATGTTGAGGCTATAATTCTCATTCCAGAAACTGAAACAGGATTACCCATTGCATCAAATCTCATTCTTCTATCAAGAATGGAGTTATCCAAACCATCTTTTAAAGCTGCGATATTATCAATATCATCAGGGTCTAAAAGTACAGTATCAGGACGATACTTATTAGCTAAACATGAAAGCTTCATCTTAGCAATAACATCAATAAGGTTTGCACCTTTTACTTGATTTGCATAAGTTCCAGGTACAAAAGCAGTGTTTTTAGTTGCTGTCAATATACCTGCTAATGCTGTAATGTCATCACCAGCAGAACCAAGTATTTGCTCATCTACATTATCTTGAATCTTTTCAGGGCCAACTATAGATATTTCATCAAGTGCTTCCTCTAGGTCGTCAAGAGTCTCATCCGATAAAGTAAAATAAGTTGCAATAGTAAAAGAAGGAAATTGAACGGTTTTAAATAAGAAACTAGACTGACTAGGTGCTGTTCCTTCTGTTTTTGTTCCTGCTCCATCTTCATATGAATAAGCTACAAGTACAGACATGTAAGGCTTATTGATACCTCTTGATGGCATCCAGTCCATTACATTAGGATAAACCGTTAAAGGAATACCAACTCTATTAGGGTCAAGCTCAGTAAGTCTAATATTAGCAACTTCTGCTTGAACTATATTAGATTCCAGCATATCAACAGCAGCTTTAATAGTAAAAACTGGCGTTTGCTTATGTCCATGCTCAGTAAAGTAATCTTTTAAAGATTGACGTTTACCATTGTCGTCACTCTTTTCAGTAAGAACCAAATCGCTTTTAGCTGTAATAGCATCTTTTAATGCTTGTCTAAAGCTTTTAGGCTGTGAGTCTGCTTGCTCGATAGCTTTCTCATTCATTGCCTTAATTGCGGCTGCGTTATCGCTTGAAGCTGTAACAAGTTTATCAACACTTTCTTTTAGTGTTGCCATGCCTTCGTTATCTAACCCATCTTTAATAGCCTTGTTTAACTCAGCTACTTTAGCTTCTAAGTCTTCTTTTTTGATATTCCCCTCTTGAGACTTATCAATCAAAGACTTTACATTCTCCTGTATTTCTACAAGTAATGCATCTTTTTGAGCTTTTTCTTGTGCTCTTTTTTCGTCGTCTGTCATTATTGTAATTTTAAATTTTGTGATAAATAATTGTAATCAATACTCTTTTGAGTGGATTCCTCCGGCTCTATTGTCTTTTGAGTGTCTTCCAACGGCTCATTTTTTATTCCATTATCTAATGTGGGGGTTGCTGAATTACTACCAATAGGTACAGCTGAACCCTCCATAACTTTAGCCTCTAATACATACCAGAAATAACCTTTATCGTCAGCTAATTCTTTATTGGCTATTTGTGAATAGTATTTATTCCATGCTTCAAATTCATTTGGATAATCTTCATCATTAATAGCGAAATCCATCTTAACATAATACATACCGACAGAATGATTTTTTACCCATCCATTAGCATATTGATTAAGCATAAACTCATTGCGATTTCTTTTTATCGTAGATTCAAATGTCAACCCCTCTGTAATTCCTTGAAATGAATACCCTAACTCTGCCCAAGTGTAATTTTTTACATAAGCATTTAAGTCGTCACCATCTGAAATTATTTTATCAAATTCCATCTCATGCTCTTGCAAGTGCATTATCATGCGATTTTCTGATAGGCTCTTATTCCATATCCCAGGTAAATGAACATCGCCGTGTTTATCAAGAAAATTAGTTGTATTGATAATAACTACTACCTTAAGTTCATTTAAATTTATAGGATCTATAATATTCTCATCTTGCTTATTAGCTTCTTGTTTACCTCGGACTATAACAGGAGTAACGATAATACCGCAATCAACTTCTTTTTTAATGGCTTTCTTTTGGGCTATTAAAGTATCTTTATTTTCAACTAAAGCAGAAAACATATCTTTTTTAGTGGTGAAATCTTTATTTAATTCTTTGCAGTGTATCATATCATTATTTTTTAATGATCTCTTTATTGTCTAATTGCTTCTGCTTTAATTCTTGAAGCTTTTTAATATATTCTTTACTCATTTTCTTCTGTGATTTCATTTTCTTTTGGTTTTGGCGTTGTAATTAAATCACGTTCAAACTTATAAACATCTCCCTCGGTTCCAATTCCTTCCTCACCTATTATTTCGAGGTACTTATTCCACTGTATTGTATTTGCGTTGTAGGCTAATTCAGCACTGCGAACATTCATATTAAGTGCCGATGATTCTTCTTTAAATGATTCTTGTAATGCCGGAACATGATCGAAAGATGTTCTTAGCTCTAATCCGTAATCTCTTAATTTAAGCCTATCGGTGAAAATCTTATCATCATTTTCTACCATTGGAATAACCCTATCCTGATAAAGACTTTTTACATGTTGAGCTTGATTTGCATATGTCGCTCCTTTTGTATGTGTCTTGTATAGTTCAGATGGTACACCCAATCCATTGCTAATAATCATTGCATTATTAGAAAACTCATCATAAATACCTAATTCATCAGCAGACATTATAGTTTTAATATATTCTATATCTGAATGAACTATTAGGAATTGTTTTTGATTCTCTAAAACTCCATAGCCTTCTTTAAATTTCTGATCTATTTCGGTTTTTTGAGAAGGCGGAACCATTATCGGCGTGCCTGTACCATCTTTGGCATTTGATTTAATAATTCCCTGCATTCCTCTGGACTTCAAAAGAACATTCATAGCCTCGAAAGCTAATTGAGTGTTTGTGATAGGCAATGTCAATGATTGAAGTCTTGATACTCCCATTATTGACGAACCTATGCCAGAAGTATTAAGCTCATTAAAGTGAATTATATTATCGGTTTCAAAACGCTTTACGGGATTATAATTTGTTAAAACATATTCTGATATAATACCACTAATATCTATTTGGTCGAATAGCTTGCCCGTTTGCTTAACCTCGACAAATTCAGAATTAAGATTCATCAAGGTTTTAACGGTTAGTATATCCGTATCTAAACTTGAGGGGTTGTTCATATAAACGTAATTATTTCCGAATGTCGGTAAATAATAATATCGCTCATAATTAAATTCAAAAGCTGATTGTAATGGGTTAGGGCTATCTACAAATAACTTTCTAGCCGCTTGTACTGCTGCTTTTTTGCTAGACCAAAGGACTTCATTGCCGTTTAGGTCAACTAAATACTTTCTCCCATTAGATGCAGCTTGAGCGAGTATAGACATACACCCATTTAACACTGGGTTTTCTGATACTGCGCGCCTGTATTCTGTTGGATTTGAAAGAGATAACCATGAAGGCTTATCTATGAGATATTGATAAGACGAGGAATTAATGGAATTACGGGAAATTCCAATTTTAGTTGATACCCAGTCTGTTAAGCTGCGAAAATTCCAAGTACTCATTTAAAACATGTTTGTACAAATTTACAAAATAACACATGATTTAAGTCATAGTACATTGATTGTAGTTAGTTTTGTTGCATTATCGCGCTATTATGTAACATTTATAGCTTATCAGGTGATAAATATATTTTATAATGGTTGTAATTTTCTGATTTCTTGCCTCCATTTATCCATCTTGATAGTGTTACGCGATGAACACCGATAAGATTAGCGGCTTTATAGATGAAATCAGCGTAATAACATTTGTCTATATTGGTATCTATTATTATGATCATTCAGCTATATAAATATTAGTTGGTCTTTCATAATCTTTTTTGCCATTAGCTGCATCTGCATCATAAGCTTTAACATCTTCTGTATTTGGTTTATTATCGCATTTTACAGCATAGTGTATTTGACATCCAGCTATTATACAATGATTATTTTCAGAACCTATTTTAGCATACCAATTAGTACTATTCCTATTTGTTTTTAATCCTAAAGCAGAATCTTCAATTACATTTACATTGCCCCATGCTGCCCTATACTGTAGTCCATCAGGGGCATAAAACCAGTTGTCGCTTGTTATTAAGTACTTTCCTTTCATGTCAATCTATTTTAATAAAGTGGTTTCTTCTTATCTATTCGTTAAAAATTCCATAGTATTTTTCTAAGTGAGCCGCTAAACCGCTTATGCTATCGCCTGCATCGTCTTCATCTTTTGATGTGTTCAATAATTTAAACATTTGCTTCATGAATTTATTAAGTTCTTCGGTAGGTGTCTCTGGAAAATAGAAGTGTCGTTTAACTATTCCTGAATATGAAAGTATCCTAGCCATTTTATTAGCCTTTGAATATTGACCAAATACATCTAACATAGGCATTAATTCACGTATACGGCGTGAAAAGTACGCCCCGAAACTATTTGTCTCAATCACAAGTTTTTTAATATCATACTCCTTTACTTTGCCGACTACCTGACTTTCTTGGATAGTTAAATTTTGCTGATCAAATATAGCGTCTAATATATAAACTCGATTCCCGTACACCCTGGCAAATGGACAAGCAAAGTTATCTTTACCTTCATCCGCTGGATCGGCAAATCCAATTGTAAAGTATTCCATGTTTTCAGGAAATTCATTATATCGTTTAATTGATGTTTTAGGAAACACAGCACCTTCAAGGTTTTCAATCCATCCACCTAAAACAATATTCTCGTATTGCTCAGGCTCTTCTACTTTCATTCTCTCATAATCTGCAAGTATAGTTTTAGGCATTAATTTAAAATCTGCATCTAGATAACTAGTGTGTATGTACATCACATTATCAACTACACAATTATCGCCCCCTTCAAGTCCCTTCTTTTCAAAAAATTCTTTAAATATCCAATGTTCTTTTATTGTAGGATTAAGAATTAATATAGTTAAGTTTCGTTTTTTAGTTGACCGTATAGAATAGAATATTTTTTTAAATGTTTTTAAGTCCGGTAACTCTTCAGCTTCATCATTTATAAATAAATTAAAACCTGATAACGATTTTAAGTTTGCCGTTTGCCCTTTAGACCCTGTTTTAATGCCTTTAAATGATATGCGATTTCCGTTATATTCGATATGGTTTTGAGTGTCAACTACCACCCTGCCTAGATTCATTATATCTATTTTATCGCTTACTTCAGGTTTAACAGAATCGGTTATAGACATATTCGTATATCTAGTATAAAGTGTGTTCCATCCGTAATTGAAAAGTGATGTTAGGGAAAATATAGAAACTGTATGAGATTTTAATGAATAGCGGCCTCCTGTTATTATTACCGTATCAACCTCAGGATGAAAGGAATCATTAAATAGATTAAATAGAGGTTCAAATTTTTCAGTTATCTTAATGCTTTCCGTCATTTTTAAATTTTATAAACTCTATTGCAGGTAGATTTATTTCGCCGGAATGTTCATTCTTTTGCCAATTAGTAGAAAGTGCTTGAAGTTCTTCTTCATCTGCTATAAGCTTGAATGCTGCTATTTGAAGGGTTGGATTATCTGAATCCTCCCATTTATTTCTCATCTTGGTTTTAGATGTAATTTTATTTAGTCCTAACTCCCTTTTTATAGTATCGGATTCAACGGATTTTAAAGGAAACATCTCATATAAAGTATCTGTGCAAGGCTCTACATATCCTTGTATATAATTAAAGTGTTTCAGCTTATTCTCTCTAATAGCTTCTATAACTTCTTTAAATAATTCCTCTTTATCATATGCCATTACTCTATTGGTTTAATCCTAATATAAAATTATCCTTTATTGTATTCAGCCCTTGTTTTAATGTTTTCAACGGAATACTTTTACTATCCATCTTTTTAGCTATAGTAGTTAATTCATCCATTAATATATTAAGAGTTTTTTTATAGTTTTCTGTAAAAACATTGGCTTCCTTTTCGTTTTCAATTGTAGGTACGGCTTTATCTAAAATTACTTGCAGGGTTTCTAGAGGAATAGTTTTTTTAAGAAAGGGCTTTTGCTATGTATGTAATTATATTCTTGGGGCATAATGTATTTTAAATCTATATATACCCAGATAAGATATACAGGAATAACTGATAAATACCATAAATGGAATTCAACCTCTTTAAAAAATAGATAACCTATCATTACGAAATTGAATTTACTAACATAGCTAAGTTCCCTATCTACAATAGCTTTTAGTT